TAGGTATAGAAAACAGTCTTTAAGTCTCTTTATCATTAATCTTTATGTAAATTTTGGCTTGGTTTTCGCTCGATCCCATCTGATTCATAGTAGTTTCTAATTCCTTATTTTTTATCATGACATCTTTGTATTTGGTGGTGAGGTAATTATGCCTTAATGCATTTATTGAGATGCGCCCATCAAACATTTTATTAAGGCGCTGATTTAATGAGGGAGAACTTAACTTTTGTCCAGTTGAGCCAACTAGTAAATATTCCTGTTTCTCCGGAAGAATTGCGATATACTTATTCAAAATGTTTTTCAATTGAACCGGCATATCTAAAACCTGTTTACCATAAAATTTAGCAGTTTTATATTTTTGGAATACTAATTTACCTTTATCAATATGATTGTCGTCATCGCCTACACCCTTGATTTTGAGTTCAGTATAATCCATCGCTCTTCTTGGAACTATATAAAAACCTGATAAGAGAGAAAGAATAATGTAATCTTGCAATTTCTGAATGTCCTCGCTACTAATAAATTTTTTCTTGTAAATCATATCTGCTTGTTGTTTTAGCCTTAAAAGGGCTTCACGGATTTCATCATTACTGACAGAATTCTCTTTTTGTTTATCATTACTTTCTTGCTTATCAATTTCCTCTGTATACGTTTTAATGTCGCCCATCATCATTTTCTTATACTCGTCAATATCGGGGGCAATACATACTAAACTAGCTAAAAGAGTTTTACGGGTTGCAAAATTTTTCGATTTCAAATAATCAATAATTTTATTACTTTGTTTTGTAAATTTTTCGATGTCTGCCTCCTTATCTTCGGGAAACGAATTCTTGTAAATTGTTCTCAATAAAGAGTTGTAAGTTTTCAAACTATTAGCAGAAAGGTTCTCTCTTTTCGATTTCAAAGCGGGAGTAAAATCCATTTATATAATTGCTAAATATAATAATTTAATAAAATTATAAAAATTAAAATATATACATTATTTATAAATGCCATCAACTTCTCAATTAGGAGCAAATTCAAGGTCTATGAATGGATTAAATAATATATCAGCAAATACAGTTTTTACAGATAATTTAGAAGTTAATAACTTAACAATAGATGTAGTAGGAACTGCACCAACAAGACCACCACTTGATAATTCAACAAAAATAGCAACAACTGCATATGTTGAAACAGCCGTATCTGCTGTGGGAGGCGTTTCACTTTCAGGAAATAATGTTTTTATAGGTAATAATACATATAATGTTAATTTACCAACTTCAACAATTTCGGCAACAACAGCAAATGAACTGACAAATAAAACTTATGTTGATGGAGCAATTACAACAGCATCATCTGCTTACGCAAAATTAGCAAGTGCAAACGCATTTACATCAACGAACACATTCAACAGTTTCTTACCTACCTCAACAATTTCGGCAACAACAGCAAATGAGCTTGTAAATAAAAGCACATTAGACGCAGCAATTGTAACCGCAGGTGGTTCTTATGTTACTACAAATACAACTCAAACTATTTCAGGAGAGAAAACTTTTTCTAATATTTCAACTTTTGTTAGTGGTGATTTATATATTGGTGCTGGAAAGGACCTTTCGGTTCAAAATATAATAACAAGTATGTCTAATGATGGAAATATATATTGCACTCAAAACTTGGGAACAGTAAATATTGCAACACGAACAACAAGAACAGGTCCTATTAATATTGGAACTGGTAATAGTGCGAAAACTGTAACAATAGGCGGAACAGCAGATACTCAGGTTCTAAACTCAGACACAACAACAATTTCAACAAATACATTAACTGGTGTTGGTATAACACACTCATCGTCGGCAACATCAGGAGATAATATGAAATTGACAGCAACAGGTGGATATTTAACAAGAATTGGCGAAGGTTCAGCGTCAGCAGGTTTAACACTTCTTGGTGTAGATAGTGGAACTTCTATTATTAAAGCAACAACTTCCGCACTACAAATAAGAGCAGACGCAGGACTTACTTTTACTGGCACTATTGGTTCAAATAACACGTTTTCAGGAACAAATACTCTATCAGGTATAACACAATTTAATAATAATCTAAGAGTTGCTTCAACTTCAACTATAAGATTGGGAACTGCTTCAACTGGAACACTTATAGGGCAGACATTTACAAATGAAGTAACCGCTCAGAATATTAATGCATCAGATAAGTTTATTTTTAGAACAAGTGTAGGTGGTGATATTATGTCTTTGGCTGACAGCGGAATAGTAGTTAGTTCCGCAACTTCTTTACAAAATGATATAAATATAAATCAAGCAACATATCCATCAACTGGGGTTACACAAATTGGTTATACAATCACAAAAACATTTGGTCCTACCGTATTAGGAGACACGACTGGAACATTTACTGTGGTTGGAACAGGTCAAGCGTTAGGAACAAGTAAGGGGGTTTATTTAATAACTTGTGGTTTTGAATTGACTAATAGTGGTTCAGATACTGTAAATAATAAAGCACTTTGTTTATCTCTATCAACTGGTTCAGGAACGCCTGTAAATGCTAATGGAGCATGGGAATACTACGAAGAAATTAATGATAGTATGGGAGCAGCTGGAACAAGATTTAAAGGGACTTTATGCGGTGTTTATATAAAAACGACAACATCAGCGCAAACACTATATTTAAATGGATATGCAAATACAACTGGTAGTCAGACATTATCCGCAACTGGAAATTGTTCTATAACAAGAATTGGATAAAAATAAAAAATGAACGAAAAAAATAATTTCTATACCTAAGGTATAAATGTCATCGCTATGCTATGTCAATCCAAAAAACTCGTTGGCTCGTTCAGCAAAGTTTTCTAAGACTGTTGATAAGATAGTCTGCAAAGCGTCAGAAGTTCCCGACCATATCAAGTATAAATTAGATTTAGAATTTCTTACGATGGTTTGTGTTATGGTCGAACACTTGATAGACAACAAGAAAGAGGCTGTCAAGATTGATAAAAAAGATGTTGTGTTTACTGTTTATGGAAAATTGTTTGGAACTTTAACTCCGCCTGATATGCAGGTTATAGAAAGTAATATCCAGTATTTATTTGAGAACGGAAAAATAAAACAAAAAGGATTTTTTAAAGTTATAACATCTTCCATATGGGATTGGATTGAACGAAAAATCATGTGAATATACAACTATATTGTTTCGAATATACAGACCATGATCTTAAATACAATAGTAAAACAATTCAAAATTTCAAAAGGTTTAGCATTTGTTTTAGATGTTATAACCAATCTAGATACAACAGCGGTTGTGATGCTAGGCATCAATAATGCAGGAATTTATAAATATACTTTGTTCGGATTATATTTCGTATTGATTGCCTGATTAACTAAATTTAAGCGTTTAATTAATCTATGTTATATTAAATGCTTAAATATGGTTAAATTTAACCAAAATTAATGATTTAATGAAGAAAATATTCAAAAAAGTCATTAAAAAAGTAATTAAAATATTTTAAATGTTCTTTTAAGCAATTAATAGTTAATTAAATGCTTAATTTTAGTTAAATTTATCAATAATACATCGCTTTAATGTATTATTGATTAATTAAACGATTAATTCTAGTTAATCGCCACAACTAGTCTTCTTGTTCTTCGCCCAAGTTTCTCTTCGTGTTGCGTTGCGTTTATCTTTATTCGCCTCAAACCATACGCTATATTTTTCAGCAAGCAATTCTTTATTTGCTTCTCTGTATGCTTTGGTTTGTGCCTTTTGTTTTTCTTTGTTTGCTTCTCTATATGCATTAGTTCTTTCCGCTATTTTTTCTTTATTAACTTCATCATAAATCTTTCTTTTTTCTTTTAAGACTTCTTCATTTGCTTTATAAAAAGATTTATTATATTCTTTCTTTTCTTGTTCTGTAAGATGGGCGGTTCGTTCATTCAAGGGTTTTGCTTCTTGTCCTATCCAATATTGTTCTCTAATATTCAAAGCGGTTTTACATTCACAAGGGAATATTTCAATAGGGTTTATTTCCCAATTATCCCACCCTCCATTTTCACGAATAGTTTTATAAAGTGTTATTGTTTTGGTTTCATCATAAGAATTTCTTTTATGGTTTGCTTTTCGTATTTTAAAACAAATTGTAGAACCTATATATGTGAATAGGATTTCAGGATTTTTACAACTTATTTTATAAATTATAGAATTGGTTGTATTGTAGTCAGGCATTTTATATATAGTCAGGTGTTATGTCTTTAAGTCTTTTTTGGTTAAATTTAACATTTGACTGCTACTTGTCTATTGACTGTATCAACCTCGATGAGAGCGTCATAGTTGGCTACAAGGGTAATCAAGTGAGCCTGAGAAGTGGCCGTGCCCAGAGAAACTCTGTATGAGATAGGACTGTTCTGAGTGCTGATACCAGTCAAGAGACTATCACTATTGAGCTTCTCGGTGCTAGTTCCGATATAGAACTTCGCCATAGCCTGAGCGCTGGTTGTGTTTGCAGATGTATAAGCATATTCAACTGAATTGATTGAGAAAGCATTTGCCTTATCATAAATAGAGCCAGTCGCTGATTTGAGTTCCATCAAAGCACCAGCACGATTTACTAATGTTGAGATAGGGCGCTGAGGATAAATAACACCACCGACCGAGAAAGAATAGTCTCCGTTATTGGTTGTGATGTCATAACTATCGAAAGCTTTATTCACAGAGGCAGCAGCAGTTCCTCCGTTGATTGCATACAGGCTTTTCACGGAAGCATACCTCTGATTGAATACAAGTTCATTATAGCCACTTGCCCCTGAGGAAAGAGTTTGAGAAGCACACGAGAAAGACTGAGACTTAATGTAAATCTTATCGCCCATAGAGCGGACCATATCCTCAACCTGTCCGCCCATATCTACAACCTTGTAGCAGAGTTCCAAGTTGGAAAGAGTAAAAGCAGTAACAGCACCACCGGAAGCAAAAGAAAAGCAATTTGCAATAGCGTCCATAGTCAAGACAATTCTAATTTGAGGCATAGCAAAAAGAGGAATTAATTTCTCTGAGTTAGAGAGAATACTCATCAAGGGTGCACCAAGAGAATAAGTTTGCGTAGTAGCAACAGCTCCTAAATCTCGGGCATCAAGCTGTTCCAAACTAGGAACGGTAGTATTATTTAAATAACCGAAACCAGCTTGGAGACCATATTTTTGTCCTACATCAAGGGTAAGATTGGTAAGCATATTCATCAACACATTATAAGATTGGATAGTATCAACTGTTTGACTGCCGACTTGCACATCTAGTCTTGTGAAGGGATTGTAAACTGGACAACCAGTTTGATAAACTTGAAAAGCACCGGTGTTTGTAACGGAGGTAGTATATCTTATATACATACTGTCAGGAACAAGGAAGCCTCTATTGAGTAAATCGAACTGTATCTGAGCGCCTGATGTGAATGATGCTCCATTTACAGGAGATGCAACAACAGGGATTTGCTGAGTATTGTCAGGGAGAGACGGAAGCGCTTCGGTGTAATTAACTGAATGAGGTAAAACAACAGACATTTATATAATGTAAATAGAAAATAATATTTTGAATTACTTATAAATATTTATGATTGTTATAAAAGAGAACTTCTAAATTGTCCTGGTCATTTAAATCACTTTGTGTTTGGTCGGTAAAAGTTTGGGGATTTTCTTGTTGTGCTAAATCTTGGGCTACTGCTGGTTGTCGTTGTTCTTGCAGAGTATTTATCAATTGATTAATTGGAAAAATCAAATCCTTAAATGTTGTCGTGCTTTCCGGTTTTCTAACTCTTGTTATTGCTAAAAGGAGAGATATGTTCCAACCTATACCATTAAAATTTACTAAATTATCATCATCTCCATATATTTGTAAATCAAAACCATCTAATATATTGTTATTTATAATTGCTTGGGTATTGCTGATATTATCGTAAAGTATTAAACCAAAAGAACCGCTTTCTATTGGAATTGTTGCTAAAATATTCAGATTACTTGCAACACTACTATCAAAATTTCCTGTTTGTATTTCAAAACTTGCTAATTTTAGTTTTAATAGTCCTAAAAGGTTGAGCGGAAATGGGGGCGTTAAAACGCCTAAACTACTCGTGTAAGTTGTATTTTCTAAAAAACCAAGAACTACATTAAGCGTCCCCGTTGATAAAATGCTAAAATTTAATGAACCCGCTCGTGTGAGCGTTAATACACCAGTTATAGAACTTATTACAATTGCTATATCTGTTATGCCTTGTAAAGCAAATTTCGCTATAATTTCTGTTATCAAATTAGTGCTATTATAGTTTCCTCGTGTTAGTGTGAATGTATAGGTAATGCTATTATAGTTTAGTATCAAAATATTATTA